ATTGGTTAACAGCCAACTGCACTACCGCTGTGCTATCCTGGAATAATCCTTGGCGGTCTCACGGGGTAACGATCCCCGTCCTCTGGCGTGACAAGCCAGTGTGCGTCCATGAACACCTTGAGACCAAATTTGGTGCGAGTGGCCGGACTCGAACCGGCACACCTTTCGGCGAGAGATTTTAAGTCTCTTGTGTCTACCTATTTCACCACACTCGCAAACTCAACAAACTTATTATATTATCTCTATACAAGTCTGTCAATAGATTTTGGTGGAGGAGGTAGGAATCGAACCTACTTGCCGAAGCCACTGGGTTACAGCCAGCTGCCCTACCATTAGAGCATCCCCTCCATAAATTTGTAACACTCTTCCACTATGTGTTTAGACGCCGTCGTAAGGCGAATAAAGAGTGTGTAGTAAAACAGACTGACGTCTGGCAGACCTCCCGAAGGAGCCAATCTGCTTTACTACGCTACCTTTTTACGCATCTACGTTATCGCCGTAGACTTATCATCCGGTAGGCCGCCCTCATTAGTAGCCGCATGTTTTAAGTGGGCGGCAGGGTCGCGTTCCCTATACCACTTTGCAATTAGTCGAGTATTACCTCTTCTTCTCGCTTTTGAAATGCTTCGTGATAAGCACGAGCACGATTAAACTTTTCTTCAATGAGCTTTTCGAGCGCATCGTCGTCGAGTTCGTGTTCTGCTAAAAACTTGGCATTTCTCTGTTTTCTAAAATCTTCAAAATTCATTTTTTTAAATCCTACAAAACAAAAAACCCCAGGGTTTTTAATCCTAGGGTCCTTTGAAGTTTGAGTTTACTTTTTCGTTAACTCATGATCTCCATGGACCCCGAACATAATTCTGGTGTACGATCATTAGATAGGCTAATTGAACATACTGACCAATAAGAGGGCATAAAGCCTCCCGCTTGGGCTATCTGTTTAATTTGTCTATGTAACATCGTAGTTTTCATTTGTTTCAGTTTTTCCTTTTTTACACGTTATCTCTAACGCATGATCTAATTGTATAACAACTTAGTCTGTTTGTCAACCCCTTTTGGTAAACTTGAGTAAACCGTTGGGTTTTTGTTGACCCACTGCACTAAGCAGTCCTACTATTATATAGTCTTTTATTTATGTGTCAAGAGAAAAAGTGGGTTATAATGTGGCTTTTTTGCAACATTTTAATCTGATTGTTGAATTAGCAAGTGTTTGCCAATTTCAAACAGACCAATGCCACCTGGTAGGTCAAGAGCCGCTACGTGGATTCTAGCAACACCTTCTGGGTCAATACTAGCAGCCACAAACTCTTTGATCTCGCCCGATTCAATTCGCTCGCGAAGAACATCAAGAACTTCTAACATATCTTCTTTTCTGCGATCGTCCTGCTTTACATTGATGCTAACGACTTCCATGATTTTCCTTTCAGACTAATATGTTATCAGCTATATTATACTGCAAAACCTCTTCGGCTGTCAAGTATACATCGCTAGCAGGTAGTAGTTTGGATTTAATTTTGGAAGGAGCAAGACCGGTTGCTTCTTTCAAAATGGCAATCATTCTTTCGTTGCACATTTCATTTTCTTTCATTGATGCTTTGATATCGTGATATTTGCCTTCTGTTGTTTCGCTAAATTGGTGGCACATAAAACTTGTGTTTTTGGCAGCATATCTGTGTCCTTTTGATCCGCTGGCAAATATCAAAAAAGCGGCACTCATAACAGCACCCAAACCAATCACACGAATAGTATGAGGACTTGCTTTCATAACATCAATTAGCCCAAACGCCTGGTACAAATCTCCGCCTGTGCTGTTGATATAAAGAGTTAAAAGTTTATCTTTAGACGAATCTAAATTTTCATAAATTAACCATTTAATACAATCGCCTACAGAATCTTCGTTAATTTCGCCGTTTAGATAGAAGGTACCTTTTTCAAGTAATCTTAGATCAATCCGATCTTCGGCATTAAAATCCTCTATTTTTTTCACACGATGCTCCATCTTTAAATTACTTATCTCAGTAATGATTATAGCATCTGTTTATTTAGAAAGCGCCTACTGCCCAGCCGATAATAGCAATATAGGTTAGATAATGGAGAAGCTGATCTAGCCCTAACAGCCACCAAAATTCTTCATGAGTATTTGGACCCCAACCAAAACGGCTGTTTATGTTAGTTTTGGCCCAATCTACATGATAGTGTACTACAGAATCAAAAATAGCTGCTACTAGGGCAAAAAACGGATTGAATAATACCAAACATGCAAACGTACCTATTCCATGCAATCCTGCATGAAGTACTCCGCCAAAGTGTCCGTAGATGCCTTTATTTTGATATTGATAGGCACGTTGAAGTAAAAAATCAAATATAAAATGTTTGATTCCAAACAGAGTTAATAATAGAATTATAATTTCAATTTGTGTCATATTCTTTTTCCTTAGTGAGTTCACACATTAATAGAAAATGATCGTATGCCTTACGTACACTTTCGTGTTTTAATAGTTTATCTGCTTCTTCTTGCATGGCTTTAACTGCTTCTTCACATGCTTCTCTAGCACTAGGCCATTGTAGACAACGAGCTTCTTCTCCAAACTCTTTAACTAGGTTATCCCAAGCCTTGCGTTGTCCTTCTGTAATAGGAGCACGTTGTGGGCGTAGGTCACTGGCTTTCATTAACGCTTTACTAATTGTATCCTCTGCAACACGACCAGCGGCTATAAGAGCCGCATAGTTCGGATTAATATTGAACCGACGACTTGTACCCCCTGGGTATACACTAACCAAATGATCACCGCGAGGAAAACTATCCAAATACTCAGAATCATATTCCGATACTGGAACATATCGACGTCCTTTCTTTTCGTAAAAAATCTTTTTCATTAGTGGAGTCCTTTTTCTTCCGTATAAAACATCCAACGGTTTTCTTCGTAATTCCAGTGGCGGTTATCGTAAAATGTAAAATGCGCTTCGTAACCTAAAAGACCCAATTCAAGATTAACACCTGCATGATCTTGTTGTGTAGTAACTTGAAACTCGACCCTAAGTAGGTTATCGTTTTTAATAATCTGTACTTCCCAAAATTTATGTTCAAAAGGAGTTTCACCTGCCCACCATTTAATGTTGGCAAAACGATTCCACCATTTAGGATTACGAATATTAAAATTAAAATAAATCATTTAAAAATTTCTAGTGCTTCAGTATCAACATTCTCAGTCATATGTAGCATAAATCTATAAGCATCCCAGGTTTTCTTGACTGAGGCATTATTTGACAACTCTGTAGGAAAGATATCAACCCATACTGAATTAGCAGGCTGCTTGTGTCTATGAATACCTTCGCGACGTGGTTGAATTAGTTTGTTACTATCCCAAAGACTTTTTGCAACACGAAGACATTCTACTTCGTCGAGCCCGTATAGATAATCTTCTCGAAGTGAGTAATCAGCAATAACTGGTGCTAGTCCTGACGGTTCACGAATACAGGTTGCTGTAATAATAAAGGCAACCTCATCCTCACTAATTTTACCCATAACAATATCACGAATACAACGACCTAGACTAAATCCAATTTTCACTTATTATTCTCCAAATAAAACATTCCAACGCGAACTAATGCTTCTGCGTGTTCGCGATCCTTAGGTACTACTACTGCTTCGCCTTCTTGTAGTCGGCGATAATCTTCTAGCTCGGGTGCAATATCGTTATCAAAAATCTGAGCCATCTGACGCCAAAGACTTTCACGTTCATCTTTGGTCATGCCAGCACTGAATTCGGCAACAAATCCGTTGCCTAGATCTTTTTCAAGACCGTAGTCATGGCGCCAAGTATAACACATTGATGTGATTATGTCTTCACGTGTTTTCATGTTCTTCCTTTTTTAAGGCTTCTCGTTCTGCAATATGAAAATCGCATAATGTACGAACCCAACCCCCGCCTGTACGTTTACCGGGAGCACCACATTCTTCACACATATGACTACTAAGACTCTCTGCTAACCAAATAGCACCGTTGGTAAATTCGTCTCCGCCTTGTACATAAAAACGTAGTGTGCCAAACTTTTCTTTGATCTGTTCAACTACTACTTGCTCACAGGAACCTTTGCTTTGATCGATGTGACTTTGTATAACACCGCATAGAGTTTCTAGCATAGGCCACCAACCCGGACTACAGGCAAATCCGCCGTACTTACCCTCAAACATTTTTGGAAAGCGTTCGTGCATACGCTTAGAAAATTTTTCGTATTCTTCTTCTTTATACATTTTTCCAACTTTCGGGCATTACCCATTCTCGTTGTGGAATATCTTCAATGCCTAACAACTTACCAATTTCTTTGACCATAGTATGTTGATGACTATTACTTGTATAAGCATAGTCATAGTGCATTTGAATAAAGGTAAACGGTTCCATACCTTGATGTTGCATCTTGATATGGACCGTGCCAAAGAAGTCCTTCTCATACCAAACTTCAGTAGGAAGGATTTCTACAAGAGTTGCCTGTTGTATATTCATTGATTTTTAATTTCCCATTTTAAACCATGTGCCCAATTGATTAAAGCATATAGTTCTTTACTACCTTCTGGACAAATTCTTGCAGTCCAATCATCATTAACTCCGATACCTTTCTTTTGAAGGTGTCGAGGTTTAAATGCAGTACCAGGTTTGGTAACTTTAATGCTGTAATCTAATTTTCGACTCCAGTAATCTCGTTTAACTCTTTGACCCTTAGAAAACTCACAAAGATAACCATCTGGGGTAGTAATATTCCATGTACCCTTTTCAGTTTTGGTCCAACTATATCCTTGAATAGCGTCTCCAACTTTTTTAATTTCGTCTGCTTCTCGTTGTAGTGCAATCAGACGGTTTGAAATCTGTTGCATGTCGCGAGGAGTTAGACCCATTAATTGAGCCTGAACCAAAATGCGTTCTTGCTTGTCGGATAATTTTGCTCGACCACGTGCCATTTTTTTACTCCACGATGCTAACGGCAATACCAGCTTCTCGTGCTAGTTTTTGAATGTATTCTGCAACACGAGCCTTCTTGTTTAGCTCTTCTTGTTCTCGCAGTTTTGCTTCTTTAAGTTTGCGTAGACGTTCACGCTCCGCCTTAGCTTCAGCAGCCAAGCGAACTTTTTCGATACGATCTTCAAACTCTTTGTCAGTTTCCAATCTACGAGCAACAGCATAGGCTTCGCCGTAGTTTTCCCATTTGATAGTAATCTTAGCACCGTAGAGAAACTCTTGCTCGTTTAGCTTTATACGAAAGTCTTCCAATGCTTTTGCTGCCTCACGGATTTCTTTGCCGTGCAGAAGCTGCCGAAGCGGAATACGCTTCTTATCTAGCTCAATAAACTTTTTAGTGAGTGGCTTCTTAGACATCTTGAACTTTCTGTTAATCTGTTACGATAACTTATTATAGCATCGAACACAGAGAAAGTCAAGTTCTCCATTTTAATTCAAACCACATGGCATCTTTTGGATCACGAAATGTATATTGGGCTACGTTATCGTATGTGTAAGAAACATCCGAAACATCTTGTACATTGTATCCAATAAAACTAGCGCATTGTTCTTTTGCCCAATCTGCTGCTTTTTTAAAGTGGGCGTGAGCTGCTTCGTAGGGAATTTTTTCGTCGGAGAGATATACTACTTTCATGAGCCCCACTTTAATAAAAACAAAGTAATTTCTTTTTTATTTTTAAATTTGAATGTATCAAAACTAGTTCGAATACCGCAATTATTTTCTTGACACCACTTTTGGATAGGATCTATATCAGATTCATTTAACCCAACAGAAAAATCATGAGCATTATCGAATGGCCGAATCCTTACTCTACCGGATAAAGAATTTCTTCTTGCAGTCTTAATCCAATAAATTTCTTTTGACATAGGAATATATGCGTATCCGCCCATTTAAGACCATTTCATTGCAAACATTGTGGCGTCCTGTTCATTTTGAAAATACCAAACTCTGCCTTTTGTTATTTTGATATCTCTAAATTTATTTTGGCAATGCTCAAGACACCAAGTTAATTTTTCGGAATAATCACTTTCTTCTATAAGTGTAACAGGATAATAGGTAGAAAGCAAGTCCATTAATTTTTCATCCCTAGTTAGATGACTATCAACAACCTTTGGTTTTGGCATTATTCTAGGAACGTATTTTGTAGTCACTTTGAACCGTACCTCAATAACCATTCTGTAAGGGCAGGACCCATTAACTTAGCACGAATCTGATATTTGTATCCATAACTCATCGGATCTGCCATTCGACACCAAGTTGGCGTGTCTGCGGCATTCTTCATTACCCATTGCCCTGAATCGCTAGTTTCCCATTCGTGTAGGGGTTGGGCAGCATATAAATCCGGATCTTCTACATCGCCCATTGTAAAGGTATGAACGACAACCTCTTTACATTCTTCCACTCGATCTCCTATTACGTTGTACTTATACCTCGGAGGCTTATGCGTATAGGGAGAATGATGCTTAAAGTATGCGTCTGCTAACATTTGATTGGCAGCAGGCGTCCTATCGGGCGCATTAGGCCACATTATCGATTCTTTAACTTTTCCCATAATTTAATATATCAAATAGTTCCGCATACTCTACGTGTGGTTCCATATGAAAGCCTGCACCCCATACTACCCAAAATTTTTGTTTGTAAATTTTACGAAACCATACATACTTGCCTGAGATAGTTCGAACAGGCCATAGAGCAAATACTTCTCTCCAAGGATAGCAGTCGGCTCCGTCGTGAATTCTTTGTGTTATTTCCATTTCAGCGTAAAGTTAATAGCATCACCCTTGTCTTCGAAAACCCAAACAAGGCCCATATTTTCAAAGTTACCCGTTAGCTGTGTCTGTGTCCAGTAATCAATAGCATCACCTTGTTCTTTAGTCATAGGGCTTAGGATTACTTTAGTCCAACCTAGTTCTTCTAAGAATCCGCAAAGAATCTGAAAGTCTATTTCCTTAGCCATTTGTTTGCCAGCATCGGCAATAATTTGTTCTTGTAGATCTAAATCCGGCACTCTAGATCCTTTTCAAACTCGCCCCAACCTATACGTGTCTTAGGAGTATTTTTTCTTGCCTGTACACAAAGGTAACCATCCTCGTCGATACTTACTTCCCAGTTGTAATATCTTTCGTCATAAAGATAATCTCTTAGATGATATAACATCATAGCAGGAACATTGTTGTTCCATTCTGATGCTATTAATGGAGTATGTTCTTTGCCTTTAAGGATTTCTACTAACTTGAGTTTTTCAAGAGTTTCTGCATTTATTGGCAAGAACTTTACACGATCGTAAAGTGCAACACCGTCATAGTGTAGACCCGTTGCTTGATCGTATATTTTTTTGTAATCATATTCTCGAATGATTACTTTTCTTTTTAATGTTCTTAGCGCCATTTTAATACAAATATCATTCTGTCACGGTCATCACGAAACCAAAACTTGCGATTGTTCATATACCAACGCTGTGCAGGTTCTGGTGCTTCTTTTTCACCCCAAATGTGTTCTCCAGAATTGCCAAAGGTCTCATAACACCACGCTTCCATTTCTCGCCAATTGCCGCCTATGGGTTCTGCTGTATAGTAACGAGCACCGTATACGGTGCCGTCAGATAAAACAATATCCTGTAAGGGACTATAGACTATATCTTCCCACAATCTTTTTAAAGCCTGAGCAGAAAAGTTGCTCTTGCCCGTATTACGACCTGTGATCTGTATCATTCCTCGTCCTTTGTATTTGTACATTTTTTCTAGTAACTCCATTTGCCAAGGATACATTATGACCACTTTAAACAAAACATCAGATATTCTTTTTCGTCTTTGAAACACCAAGTATTGGTATCAGAATTATAATACCAATTTGGTTCGTAGTAACCGCCATGATAGAGTTTTTCTTTACACCATCTAAACACGTCTTCACTAGACACCATTTGAATTTTAGTTTGGAAAGGCCAAATATTTTTGTTCATTACTCTCATTTTAACTTGTTCCCTTCTGCGGTTCCCCATCGAAGCATAAACATCAAAGCATCTTTTTCGTTTTCAAATTGCCAATATAAAGCATGATGTGTTTCAGATCTCCAAAGACCTTCACAATTTTCTTCACACCACCACTTCATTTCATCAACATTTAGATATGCTATACTATCAAAGTTAATACGATGAGAAAAGGTGGCACGAGCTCTTGTTGCCAAGATCTCGCCCACACTAGCCACCCTTAAACCTTTACCGAAGTTCATCGCCATATTTTAATTGAAATATAGTTGCTTCCTGAGGATCCTTAATGTACACGGTATACATAGGATTTCCAGAATTAAATCGATGAGTACAATCTGCGGTTGGACACATTTTGTTCATCCAAGTTTCAAACTCGTGATCGTCTTCAGGATATACCCAGCAGTACCACCCACGTGGGGGTGGATCCATTTCCCATTTTGAACCAGGATTAGGGCACGTCTTTCCGTCTTCAAATCGCCAATGTTGAATTGAAGTTTTCCTCACCTTAACCCATCCTCCTTTTACTGCTTTTAAGACCATGTTCGGTGATCCTCGGCAACCCATTCGTTACCGTCGTATTCTTCAATGTGCCAAGGCACATCGCCTGGAATCTCAACTATCTTAAGATTAGCGTGGGTTCCATGAGACTTTGATCCCATTTGTCGAACAACTTGAACAAGGTAAGGATCGTCACGTGCAACGTCACGATCATACCAACCTGGGTCTGTGATGCCTGCTAATTTTTTATATTCTACAGAGGCTTCATGGCTTAAACTAAAACCACCATAGCAGTCATTAATTACAACATAACGAACACCAGTTTTTAAATCATTTAAAAACTTTTGTTTATCCATTTTATATCTCAATCACTTTCTCTGGATCCCATCCAGTGTCTTCACTAAAACCATATTCTTGTTCGTATCCACGTGGGTTACAAACAACCCGAGTTTCTCCAACCACATAGTCAAATGGATGATGTGTATGTCCGTGAGTCCACAATTTTATATGTGGATTGTCTAACATAATATCTTCCAGGCTGCTATGATAGGCTCCGTTCATTAAATAATCAGTTTTATATTGTTCGTGACAACTTTGAAAACTAGGAGAATGATGTCCTACAACAACAATCTTTTTGTCTTTGTTTTCTTGTACAACATGCACAATATAATCGCGAGTTAATCTATGTCTTTCAACCGTATCAGCAGGTTTAAGTTTGCGGAATCCGGCTTTGTCGTTGTTAATAGCACGATAATCCATCATCATGTCTCGAACTGCATGTAGAGTCAACGGATCGTACTTGTTCATGTCGGTCCATAAAGTACCTCCAACAAACAATACATCGTCAATTTGTTTGCAATCTCGTTCTAACAAATAAATGTTATCGTGAACTCCGCAGGCCAAACGCATCCAGTCAATAGAATCAAACCAGCGACCATCGCTGTAAAACTCATGATTGCCCATAACGTAGACAACGTGAGGAAACTGGAAGCTCACACGCTTCAAGAAATCGCGAAAACGGATACCGTATTCGCTTTCGGGCTTCAGCACTTTTGAAGCGACCATAATGTCACCGCCAAGAATCAGCACATCAGCATTATTTGTGTTTTTAATGTTAATGTCTGAAAACTCTAGGTGCAAATCGGATACAATTTGAATACGCATTTTATTCACTTTATTAGAAATATGAGTATATTATAGCATCAGATAATAATTAAGTCAAGAAGTTAAATACGTACATAAAAATAACAATTTGGAGCGAGCGATGAACGAAATTTTCAAAATAATAGGCGATTTGGGCTTCCCAATTGCTGTGGCATTTGCAGGTGGGTATTTTGTATACTTAACCATTAAACTTTTGCTACAGGGCGTTTTGGGCAGTATCAAGGGCATGGCCGGTATCATTGTAGCTCTTGATAATCGCGTCAAAACAATGAACCACGATGTTGTACGTATTGATACTATTGTATCAAACGCCCTAGGACTACGTCCTGATGTAGATCGTATTGCTCGAGCAGACGGCAAGAACGATGCAAGACGTGATTAATGAAAAGGAATTTTAAAATGTTCTATATGGACTACAATTGGGATTTAAGCCCTAATGGTATTATCTTCGATGAAGAATTAAACATAGATAAACTAGGTTGGAAACACGGTGATCATTTTATGATTACAAATAAAAACGGTAAAGCTATGTTAGTAAAAGTAGAACCTATGGTAGCATTTGTTAAAGGGTATCGTGTAAATTTTGGAGATCAAGAATAGTGTATGTTGATCTTGTTTTTCTCTTTTTAATATATTGTTTTGCCACTATAGCGTTAGGTGTTAGTATCTATTCGTTATGGACTTTAAAAGAGATAGAAGAGTATTATAAGAAAAAAAATAAAAAACCTACAACAAGTACTTGGGCAAATAAACCCCCAATAAAAGTTGATAGAGCAAAAGGACTTTGGGACTAAGGAGATACCATGGGTGAATTAGCAGAATTAGTAAACAAATATGGCTTTCCGATTGTTATGGCAGTCGGTATGGGCTATATTATTAAATATGTTTGGGAGTGGTCAACTAAAGAAGTTAAGCCCGTTATTAGCGAAGCTAACACCGTTCTTATTGCCCTTATTGATCGTATTCGTATGTTAGACAACGATTTAATTAGGTTAAATCAAAAGGTAAATACCGTATTACATTTGCGAGGCAAAATTATTGAGTCAGATCGCGTTATGGAACAGATGAAAGTTGAAAAAGAAGCTAATCAGAAGTTTGATCAAGCTACTAAATTAGACGATGACGAGAAGAAAACAGCCTCAGCAGGAGAAAGTTAAAAATGAGTAGAACAAAAATTCCAGTAGCACCAGTTAAATCATCAGAACCAAAGCTGCCAAAACAGCCAGCACCTCAGCCAACAACTCCATTAGATACACCGGCTGTTTAATATCTACAGATGCTGTAGGTCTTTGGATTAAACAAATCAGCCATAGTATCTGCAGATCCTGCTAGGAATGCTGGCCAGTAATACATTTTAACAAAAGTTAAAATTCCTTGGTCAAACCACCAACCTATAATCTGATCCTGTATTTGTAATACAGGATTAATTCTATATAAATTATTTAGAAGTGGCTCTAAAGACCCCATCCCAGTCTGCGGGTAAATCATGTGTTTTCATCTCCTCGCAACGTTCAATCCATATTTCATAATAATGATCCATAGATCCTTCAAACCTCCCCATTAAATCTTTACAGAATTTAATAGCTTGATCAAATTTTTGTTGACGATATAATTGTAGCATTGCGGCATGCATTTGTAGATCATTCGACTCAGCTTTTGTTGTTATTGGAGTATAAATGTTTAAGCCAATAGCTTTGCCTTTAACTGCAATACAATCTAATTCTAAACACGTAAAATCATTTTTAACTTCTTCGTAGGTATCTGGGCCTATAATGATTAGTACACCATAACCTTTTGTTTGTCCTTCAAGTCGACTTGCTACCGATACAGGATCGCCTAGTACGTCATAACCCATTTTACCTTCACTACCAATATTACCAACTAGAATCTTACCAGTGTTAACACCTGCTCCCATACCAACGGGTGGTTTTCCAATGGACTCTAGATGTTTGTTAAATTCGTTGACTGCTTCTATCATTTCTAAAGCAGTTTTAACACCGTGATAAGCATGACGATCGTCATCTACCGGAGCTCCGTGTATATGTAAAGATGCATCACCAATAAATTTAATTAAACATCCATCGTTGGCAAACACAGGTTTACTAATTGCTGTCATATAAGAATTCATGATAGCTGTAAAACCTTCAACGTCTGCTCCATACTTTTCACCTAGACCTGTGAAGTTGCGCATATCAGTCATAACTGCTGTGAGCATTTTTTCTTCCCCGCCTAAACGAATTAGACTAGGATCTTTTTGTAATCTTTCAACGATAACAGGGCTTACATAAGAACCAAATTGTTTTTTAATTTGTTGCTTTTGTAAAAACTCACTTACAAACTTGACACCGTAGGCATGCAAAGCGACCAATACCAAGCCAACTCCAGGGGCAGTAGCGTCAAATAACCATAGAAAATTATTAAACACAAACCAACTGCCAATACCGCTGATGACCACCAGACCAATTGTAGTTGCCAATCCGACATATACATACCTCGTTAAGAAAATTAATAGTATACCTGCTAATGCTAATGTTAGTATTTCAACACCGTCGGCATAATCAGGTCTTTGAATAACAACGCCATTGAACATTGTTCCTAAAACTGCGGCCTGCACATCGTGTGGCCAAACGCTGCCTACTGCTGTAGGGACAGGATTGCCCAAACCGGCCGCAGCAACACCTACAATAACAACAGCACCGCCAAAGTCTTTAGGCAACTCTGTCATTGAATATGATTTTGATTGTTGACTCCAGTCAATCCACACACGACCTAATTGATCAGTAGTAATAGGACCAAACTTAGGTATTCGCATTTTTTCAACACCGCCTTCAAAAAGTTTGACTTGAACGGTTGTATCTCCTGCGGCAACTCTTAATGCCTCCATGGCCAGACTTGGATAAACTCTTCCATCAACACTAACGACTAGAGGCATTCTTCTATTAACTCCATCAACTTCTGGTAGTGTGTTTACAATACCAACACCTGCCGCTCGTTTTTCAAGTTCTGAAATATTTGCAATTATACCCGGGTATTGAATTATTGATTCTTGAAAGTCAGAACCAATAACGGCTGTACCGGGCTGACGAGGAGTGTTTTTCATCCTGTCTGCCGGCATGTTTGGAAGTATTACAGGAAAGTCGCTGAGAGTAGTTGCTAGTCGTGCATCGCCTCCTTGACGATCTTTTTCAGTCATTAATACATTGAATACTACTAGACCAGCGTTGCGTTTATAAAGCTCGTCTATAAGTTGTGCATAAACATCACGCTTAAAAGGCCATTGGCCATATTTGTCTAAAGCATTTTCATCAATGTTAATTGTAATAATATTATTTTGTGTAGGTGTTTGACTTGTAATTAACGTATCAAAGTAACGTAATCTTATACTTTCTACAAAGACAGGATCAGCTATTCTTATACTTAAAATAAGTACAAGTGTTATTAATGCTGTCCAAGGACTGATTAAAATCTTTTTAGGGTTGAGTTGGAACTGCGGCAGCTTTGGCAGGGATATCTTCATTGTTATGATGTCCTAGTGTTGTACCGCCCTTATTACCAGCATTAAATTGTTTACATCCTTCACCGGGAATATTAATACAACTGGGCGGTGGTGGTGCAGACACTGGTCTAGGACCTGTTGCACAACCTGTAATAATAAATGAAATTAACAACGTTAATTTACGCATCTATTATTTATTGTCCTTGCGTAACGGTTATCGCTTGACAATTACTGCTACAACTGCTGTTTATACTATAGAATTGTTGTGTAGAGCCGCCTTGTGTAAGATTTAAACTTCGGCTCCCTGGCCCTGATAATGTAATATCTGCCATATGACCGGCAGATCCTTGTTGAATAACATCAACGGTTTTTGATCCGCCACTTACATGTATAGCCGCATAATGACTTCCTGAATCTTTTTGCTGTAATGTCACAGCATTATTATTATCGTTAACGGTAATAAATGCTCCTTTGCCACCACCTGTACTTTGTTGTGTAAGATTCACGGTATTATTATTTGCACTACCTGTAGTTCCTAATCTTATCTCAGCATAGTTAACCTGTGTATTAACATTGCCAGATTGATTGACGGTTATTTGATTATTATTTCCTGTGCCTATGTATTCTAAATAGTTTTGATTGGTGCCTGTTTGTTGAACCGTAATATGATTATAGCTGCCAATTTGTTCAATCATAACTTTTGAATCAGCGTGTGGTCTATTCAAAAACGTATTAATGTTTGTTTGGTGCATAGCATTAATATTAAATGATGCTGCGCTACCGCCACAACATAAAGTTGGTGCTGTTGGTTCTGAAGGAGTTGCTGGTGCTGTTGAACCTGCATTAGGAGCAACAGGTCCAAAGTTTTGGCCGTTGAGTGTTGTGCTTCCTTGAACTTCGTCAATGTATAAGATAGGACTTAGAATAGTGTCGCCTAGATTAAATGCGGCAAAACCTAAAACATAATTGCCGTCTTCGGGTACGGTAAACACAGCTAACTGCCAACCTGTAGAACCGTAGGATCCTGTTGAGTAATTTCCTGATCCGGGATTTGTAAAACCTAATAATGCAAAACGTTGATTACCGTTATTCAACGATGGGATAACACTAGCATTACTGGCATGTGTCAGTGTCATCATAGAACCGTCGTTGAATGGAAAATAATCTGTGCTCAAATAGTTCCAAGCAAAGGTATAGGTAACTCCTGCTTGTAATGCTACGGTAGTCATTACATAAGCAGCATTAGTTGGAGTAGGACTTCCGCCACCGGCGTTGGCAGATAAAAAAGATCTAACAGCTGAATTTTCATTTGCCGATAGTCCTAGAGTAGACAATGCTGTATCAAAACTTGTACTTCCACTAGGATAAAGCATACCCATTTTAGTACCATAAGGATTAACTACCCAGGCTTTGCCTCCAAGGTTATTAGAACTGGCTCCAGATACACTAACTCCACCGGCCGATGTCCAACCAGACAATGTTCCTGATTCAAAACCTGTTCCTTGTGCAGAAAGATCTTCACACCAAACAAATGGTGTTATCATTATTAAGAATAAAAATTGTATTAGTCTTTTCATCTTTTTAATACACCAGCGTTTTGTTTTATATAAACAACGTTACCGTTTGGATCTCCGCTGCCAATAACAATAGTATCTGGTTGATCATTATGTATAACGGTTATTGTTGTATTTGATGCATAGCCTAAAGTTTTAATTTCAGCATAGTGGTCTTCGTTTTTTCTAAACGCCACACCTTTGCCTTTGTCTTGTATTGACGATCCGTCTGGATTATCCCAGTTAACACAAATATTTGTTGAAGGATTACATCCTTTGCTTCCATCAGCATAGGTAAATTGTAATACTTTTGCTTGAGGGGATTCTCTTGATTCTTCAAGGCGTTGCATCATTTGACGTATGGCTTCTTGTTCTAGTTCTTCTGATTCAATTTCTTTTTTAGTTTTAGTAGCAGTGGCTAAAGAACGCTGAATTTCCATAGGCTTAACTAAGATTAAATTATTATTAATTTTTGATTCGATAATATTCATAACGACCGGAGGAGTCGGTGGCATATTAGCACTTGTAACATATGTTCCCTCGAATGCTTTGTCTAACTCCACTGAACCTGCTTGCGTCGTTACCTCAATTTTTCCCACGCGACAACGTTGTTCATCTAATTCAAATTGTTTAACTTCTTTATCATCTTTACATGACGGGACTAGAACAACAAGACTTTGTCCTGCTTCATCTACGGTCATTGTAAAATCAGTTCCTCGAACTGCTATCGAGGCGGTAGGAGTGTGGATATTAACTTGCTGAGGATTATTCTTAGCAATCTGTCCTGATGTGTATCTGACGGTTCCCATAGCGGCTTTAATAGCCAGTTTGCCAGCATCAGACTTTTTAGGATCGAAGACAAAATCGTCGATAAGCAGCCTGCTATTTTCTGTAACTCGAACTTTAGTATCATCTTTAAAAGTGATATTGCTTACGCAAGATCCTGTAATATAGGTATCCATTGTTTCAATTTCTGCACCTTTAACTCCGGATAATTTACTTTTATTTCGTTGGATCTCACAGGCTGTTCCTTTTACGTCGGCAACAATACCAATGCCCGCCCAGGCATTAACCACAAAAAGTGATAAAATTACTCCGAGCAGGGCATTCATTGTTACCTCACTATTGCTGTCATCGGATTAGTAATACTAGATCCATTAGTACTACGAACCGTAATGGTATTGTGTGCTCCGTTTGTGCTAACATTGATTGTGCTGTTATTACTTCCTTGTTGTTGAGTAGTAATAGAGTTGTAATCACCACCAGTCGTATTCAATACAACGGTATGAGTTCCTGTGTCAGCTTGTTGAATGTTGATCACGTTATTATTACTGCTAGTAATAGTATTACTAATGCTACTTAATGTACCTGATGTAGTGCTATCTGTAGTAACTTGGTTACTATCACCTGTAATTGTATTAGTTGACGTAAAACGACTAGAAGTAATATTTTGAATTATTACGTTGCTATCGCCAGTGATGGTATTTGTCATTGTAGAATTAGAAGTACCTGTAACGGTTCCATTATTAACCGTTAATTTTACTTGGTTATTATAACCATTAATGGTTTCTGTATATGTATTCTTACTTCCAACAATATTGTATTGTGAGGAATTGTTATTTCCGTTTTGTTGGATTGATACGGTATTGCTACTACCGTTTATTGTTGCATAATTTGACGAACTAGGTGCAGTTGGTGTTAATGTTGTTACACCTGTTGCATCAACGCTAACAGAACCTGCTGTTCCGCCAACATTATTTGTCCCGCCAACTTGTTCAATAGTAATTGTATTACTACTTCCCACTTGTTCTATATATACGTTGTTTGGGCCAGTGCTGCTACCAGCTGCATGGGCACCAGAACCCCAAAATATAGCGGAGACAATAGCCGCCATTAGTTTAATATCTTTTTTATACATTTCTTCGCTCCTTGGTACTTTATTATTTTTATTAGTGTACCGTTATTATTTTAAGAAATTACTTACTACCCATCCCTTCTTACCACTCTTTGTTTGAACAAAAGTCATATTTCCTTGTTCTCGTAATACTTCAACTTCGTCCCCTGGTGATAATATTGAAAGGATAGTTGATCCAGCCTTATCATTTTCTCTTACCGTTGTTCTTGTTGTTGATTTTTTAGTAAGAACTTTAGCTGGAGTTGGTTCTGGTTTTGCTTCTGGTTTTGCTTCTGCCTTTACTTCTGGTTTTGCTTCTGCCTTAGGTTCGACCTTTACTTCTGCCTTAGGTTCAACCTTTACCTCTACCATAGGTTCAATTTTTATTTCTGGTTGAACAGGTAGCGGATGGGTTATAACCAAATCATCTTTAAATGCCCAATGTCCTTTTTTGGCACCTTCATTAATAGTTTCTATAACGGCTGCTTGAATAGCTAGATTAGTTGCTTTATTGATGCTTTCGTTAATGCTTGCACCAATTTCAGCTTCAATTGCTTGTTCACCGGCCGACACAAATCTTAACACACCGACCTTATCCATATAACTTAGCACGGTCTTGGTAACGGTAATGCTAGTCAATACTTCTCCAGTAGAAACGCTAACCGTTCTTAAATTTACGGTTACGGTATCACTTTGATATTGTGTTTGTGCTCCAATTCCTAAAAATCTTGCACCACTACCGCCGGTTGATGTATTTGAATCGTAGCCAACAATTCCGCCTTCGATAATAACTCCTGCAAACAACATTGGTGGCAACGGTTTAGCATCGCGGCCTTGATATTGTTCACGCATTTGACGAATCATTTGACGTTCTTTAATTAGGTTCTCAAGACCAACACGCTCAACTACGGTAAACCATCTTGCATTGCCTACATCTTGTAATGCTTTTACAAGATATGAATCTGCACCTTGAGTAACTGCTGAACTTAAACTAGCAATATTTGGAACAGATTTACGTTGTCCGGTCATATCACGGAAACCGTATACTGCTACGGTAATTGGTCCACCTTTAGGTGCTCTAATTCCGTCACCTAATTTTTTTAGATATTTGTTCTGCTCTACGGTTGGCTCATCAAATTGTTCACCGGTCATCTTTTCTCTTATTGATGAACTAGTGGCACAGCCTGATAAAATAGCGATTACCCCTAGGGCTATTATTGTTTTTTTCATTTACCGCCCCTTAAAAATAAAACGTTCCGGCTGGAACCTTCATTGTTGTTATATCCGAGGCATTAGTAAGGCTTTGAATTGTAATGACAATCATACCATTATCACTGCCATCACCGAGTTTCCAACTAATTGAATTACCACCAATATCTGGAATTGTTCCGCATACAACACCTCTGGTTGTACAGGTTGCACCTTCACCAAACATACTATCAGTTAGTTGTTTAGCTAATTGTGAATAGATACGACTTTCAAGATTAGCAATAAAACGTGCAGTTGGTGTATTTGCTGCTTCAGCTTCTGCTTTTGCTTTTAATGCTTCTACCGCTGCTCTGTTCTTTTCTTTTGCTTGATCTTCAAGTTGTTTGATTGTTAGAACGTGCGAACTATAGCCTTGCCCGTTAAAAGCAGGACTATTAAAGTTATGCTGTAGTTCTGCTGCCAATACAACTGAAGGCAGCATCAGTGTCACTAATATTATTTTTGTTTTAGACATTGATTCGCTCCCGGATTATACCGTATAGTATTTAAAGGAGAGAGAACCAAAATTATAAGGCGTTATTAAATTGTTCTAGATTAAGAAACTTTATTTTTGTTTAAATGATGTTATAGATCCAGGATTGGCTCTAAAATCAAATAAAGTACCAATTGTTAGATTAGGAATAGCTGCAAATGACGCTGCATCTTCTACATAATTGATAGTTAGATTAGGAACGTTTATAGTTAATAATCCTGTATGGTTATTCACAGATTTATAGTAGTCAAACAATAAAGCAACAATAGCCTTTCTCATTGATTCTACGTTAATTCCGTTATTATCTATAGAGGAAACAATATCTTCAATATCCTTTGAAAATTTATTGCCTACTACTGCTGTGAACATTTCACGGAACATTTTTTGTGTAGCTTCTGCACCCATTTCACTAAAGAGCTTGTTTAGTTGAGCAAGATTTTTAGTATTAATAGATGATATACCAGTAACACCTTGGTCGTTGGTTGTATCAGCTGTTGCATCTAAAAACACCTCTCTACCAAGGGTTCTATTCATGGTATTAACCATGATTGTTCTTGCCTTTTCAACTGGTTGTTTACCGAGAGCAAAATCAGATATTGTTTTACCAGTTGCATCAGATGCTTTAACTTCAACACGTTTTTCACCTACAATAATATCTCCTACAGCAGGTTTAGTTGTGTCTTTACCAATAACTGCAAGCATAAGTTCTCCCTTGCCCGCAGCGGCATTTTTACTACCCGGAGTAACTGCCACGAGATGCTTAACGATTTCTTGATATTTTGAAGGAACATTTAATCTAATACCTGTACCAGATTTTGATGTTAATGCAGGTAGATCTATTAGTCTATCTGGTTTAGCACAATCTTGTAAGAAAGAAATTAAATCTTGTTGATCTATACCTTGAGTAGCTAAGTGACTAAATGTTTTAGTAACTTCTTTAGCAAAGTCTGGTGGTAGCTGTTTAAGATGTTGTACTAACGATAATACTTGATCGTTAAAACGTTTAAATGCATCTCCAGCTGACAAAGCAGAACCTACATTAAATCCTTGTGATTCTGCATCTTTAAGTTTCTTTTCTGCAATGGCTTTTAAACGAGGGTCGCTGTTAAGAATACGTTGAAAGTAATCTTCATCGGATTCAATAGTACTAATTGTATCGTCACCTACTGCTTCTTTAGTAATCTCTTCCGCTGGGGGTATAGCGTTAAGCTGTTTATCTTGTTTGGTGCCCTTAACTTCCAGCTGTTTTAAAATAGCTAGAATTTCGTTTTTTAATTTAGGATCGGTATTAGGGTTTTTCACAATATCTACTAATTTAGAAACCGTGTTTTGATCCTGTTGAGGCGCTGCAAATTCAAAAAATCTCATAGTTCTGTATTTATCGAATTTCTGGGAACAGGCATTCTTGAATAAACACTCGAACATCTTCCTCGTCTAAACCCAAACTAGCCATTACACGCGGTGTATGCGGGTTTTGTTTTTGATTTTGAGCATAGTAATTCTGTTCAAAAGTTGCATCTGCGGTAGTATTATTAGTTTCACCTACGGTTTCTAAGTAGTGATTTACCAGTATATGTGCTAGACTAGTAATCTGTTTCAATTCTGATTCGTCTTTAACATTGCCCGCAGCTACCATACTAGAGCTAAAAATACGCTGTGCCCAGTCGGGTAATTCACGTTTGCGGATCCACTCGTATCTAGTAACTTCTTCAGCAAAATAATCTATCATAGGATGCTGTTTGTTAGTAGTTGGGCTGTAGTCTATGAAACAGCCTGTGATCTTGTTTTTTCCTGCTATTACATCAAAACCAAATATAGGAGCAGAGTTATGAATATGAGGGAAAATGCAACAATGCATCATCCACAATCCTTTGGTTTCTCTAGCGTCTACTACATCAATGTGAGCACGACGATAAGCATCGCTGGACCACACACGATTGACCCAACCAGGCTGATTAAACCTATCCATTCCAGGCTCCTGTATTTCGGTGCCTGTTCTGTTAAACGAGTCTTCAAGTAATTGTTGGATTCCAATTAACGTATTCCAAACATTACTCTCCGTCATAGAGATCCTTCATCATTCGAATAGCATATTCAAATGCCAAACGAGCCTCATCACCGAGGTCGTCTGTAAGCTCTTGACGAATCTGTACCTTTAATGTATCTGCATCATTAAAATCATAAAACTTACCACTACTGATATGAGCTACTTGTTTTTTAATGATTTGCCCGCCATTTAAATCGCCCATATGTCGACAATATAAATGCGCTTTAATCAAATGTTTGCGTTCTGGGTCATTACCTAACTTATGCAAATACGCTTGATATTCTAATGTAGACGGAGTTAGATACAAATAGCCGCCGTCGTCCAATTCTTTAAAATCTGCATGAATATGTTTAAGTCTTGGCAAATACGGCATTTTTTCAAACATGCCCTGACGACTTGCATACCATTCAATTGGATCATAAATTGCTAATAGGTTGTAAAGATAATTTACATATTTCTTACCACCAATTTTACCACTAAGTAATTCTTTAGCAAATTTTGTTGTTTCTGCTTCATGATGTAAATCTTTTGTGATTTCTCTTAAGCTCATTCTTCTACCACCTGTATTTGTAATGGAAAACCGTTTGTTCGAGAAACTTGAGTTGCCATTAATCCTCTATGTTCAGCAATTTCATGAGGATAAATTCCTGCAACTGCACTTCCTGTATTATGAATTTCTAAAGTAAGATCTCTTGCTCTATTTTCGTTATGTTTAAAAATGTTTACCAATAATTCTACAACAAAATCCATAGGTGTTTGGTCGTCATTAAAAAATATAACTTTCCATAACTTTGGAGGTTGAATTGTAACTTTTATTTTTTCATCAATTTCGATGTCGGTTAGTGTTCCCATAGTTTCTCCAATTTATGTGGGGGTTTCCCCCCACATGTTATTACTTAACCTCTACAATGTCAATGATCTTTGGTTTTGCAGATTCTGGAATATTGCGAACTAATTTGATAGTAAGCATACCATTTTTTGTTTCTGCACCAACAACTTCAATGTGTTCTGCAAGAGGAAATTCTTTAACAAAGTCACGTGTTGCTAAACCACGATGCAGATATTGTTCAGGTGCATAGTCTGTTGTCATACTTTCACCTTTAACAATAAGAATATTGTTTTCTACGGTAACAGCAATTTCATTTTTTTCAAAGCCAGTTACTGCTAACTGAATTGAATATTCATTATCTCCCATTTTTAAAATGTTGTGCGGAGGATAATTATTAGAAACGCTGTTAGCGAATCGTCTTTCCATTTGATCAAACATTTGATCGAAACCAATTAGTGCTCTATTAATAGCATCTAGTCTTGCAAGTTGATTGTTCATATTAGTCTCCTTATAAAGTAAGAACAATTGAGCTCTTTGCTCATTAGCGGCCCATTTAGGTACCGCTAATATTATTTAAACATCTTTCTGTCTGTGTGTCAATCTTTTTTAGTTTCAGTAAATGTAGCATCAACTACGTTATCTTCTGGATTAGCAGAAGCGTCTGGAGTTTGAGGTTGCTCTTTTTGCTGACGTTTTTGTAAAAGCACTGACATTGCTGGAACAACTTTTTCTAATTCTGTTTTAATAGCATCTACGCTGTCACCTTTAGCGGCAGTTTCAACATCTGTAATTGTTTTTTCAATATCAGCAATTTCTGTTTCAGTAAGTTCACTGCGGAATTCTTCAAGATCTTTTTTAACTTGATGAATTTGAGATTCTGCAGAATTTTTAGTTTCAATAAGTTCACGTGCTTTCTTGTCAGCGTCAGCATTAGCTTCAGCATCACGAATCATCTCATCGATTTGTTCTTTGCTTAGACCACTATCCGATTTAATAGTAATTTTATTTTCTTTGCCAGTTGACTTATCTTTAGCACTGATGTGCATGATTCCGTTTGCATCAATATCAAAGGTTACTTCAACTTGTGGAATGCCTCGTGGAGCAGGAACAATTCCGTCTAACTTAAATTCGCCTAGCAGTTTGTTATGTTGAACAAGCTCACGCTCTCCTTGGAACACTTTAATATCAACGGCTGGTTGATTGTCTTCTGCTGTAGAGAATGTTTGTTGTCCTTTAGTAGGAATAGTTGTGTTCTTTTGAATGATCTTTGCCATCACACCGCCAAGGGTTTCAATACCCAGACTTAATGGAGTAACGTCTAGCAATAGAACGTCTTTGCGATCACCACCTAGCACAGCACCTTGGATAGCAGCACCAACAGCAACTGCCTCGTCTGGATTAACATCTTTGCGTGGTGCTTTGCCGAATAGTTTTTCAACTTCTTCCTGCACCTTAGGCATACGAGTTTGTCCGCCAACTAAGATAACTTCGTCAATATCGGAGGCACTCACGCCTGCGTCTTGCATAGCTTGACGGCAAGGCGCTAATGAGCGATTGATTAGGTCTTCAACCATTGATTCAAACTTAGCACGAGTAATCTTAACGTTCATATGTTTAGGACCACTTGCGTCTGCTGTAATGTATGGCAAGTTAACATCTGTGCTAGCAGAGCTAGACAATTCAATCTTAGCTTTTTCAGCACTTTCTTTTAGACGTTGTAAGGCAAGCATATCTTTCTTTAGGTCGATGCCTTGTTCTTTCTTAAACTCGTCGCATAGGTAATCCATGATGCGTTGGTCAAAGTCTTCACCGCCTAGGAATGTATCACCGTTTGTTGATAGAACTTCAATTTGTTTATCACCGTCTACGTTAGCAATCTCAATGATAGATACGTCAAATGTACCGCCACCTAAGTCGTATACTGCAATCTTGCGATCGGATTTATCTTGTTTGTCAACACCGTAGGCCAATGCGGCTGCTGTTGGTTCATTAATAATACGAAGAACTTCTAGTCCAGCAATTTGTCCTGCATCTTTAGTTGCTTGACGTTGTTGATCATTAAAATATGCAGGAACCGTAATAACTGCTTGTGTAACTTCTGCACCAAGATAGTCTTCGGCAGTCTTTTTCATTTTACGTAGAACTTCAGCACTAATCTGTGGAGGTGCTAGTTCTTTGCCTTGTGCTCGAACCCATGCATCACCATTTTTACTTTCCATAATTTCATATGGCATTAGGTCGATGTCTTTCTGTACAGCTTGTTCTTTGAACTTACGTCCAATTAAACGCTTGGCTGCATAAATTGTATTCTTTGGATTTGTTACTGCTTGTCGTTTTGCCGTAGCACCTACAAGGATTTCATCTTGTGTGTAAGCAACGATTGAGGGTGTTGTTCTTGCGCCTTCGCTATTTTCAATAACTTTAGAATTGCCGTTTTCGATTACGGCCACGCAACTATTTGTGGTACCTAAGTCGATACCGATGATCTTAGACATAGTCATCTCCTTTTAAAGTAAGATCTGTTTGGGCCCTTTGCCCCTGTTAACGCCCACCTGGTACGCTAACAAAAATATTTATCACCGAGATTTTAAAAATATTTAAATTTAGGTAATAAAAACGTCATTTATTTGGCGGTTTACTCTAATAAATGTGGTACATTTACTTAATTGTTTAAGACTAGCTGCTCCTACATATGTGCAACAACTACGCAAACCGCCTAATAAATCAAGAACCGTAGAATTTACAGGTCCTTTATATTTGATATTTACGGTCCTGCCCTCACTGCTACGATATTCAGCTACTCCGCCGTGATGTTTATTCATTGCGGTATCCGAGCTCATTCCGTAAAATGTAACCATTCCGTCTTCGACTTTTCCGCCGCCTTCGTCGTGTCCGGCTAGCATCCCGCCCAGCATGACAAAGTCTGCGCCTGCTCCAAATGCCTTAGCCACATCGCCTGGGCAAGTGCAACCGCCATCAGCAATGATATGGGCACCGAGCCCATGAGCCGCATCAGCGCACTCAATGATTGCAGAAAGTTGCGGGTAGCCAACCCCAGTTTGTATCCTAGTCGTACATACCGACCCTGGTCCGATTCCAACTTTGACAATGTCTGCTCCTCTTAAAATAAGTTCCTGTGTCATATCCGCAGTAACAACATTACCTGCAATAATTGTATGCGTAGGCCACGCATTGCGAACTCTTGAGACAAAATCTCCAAAATGTTCGCTGTAACCATTAGCTACATCAATGCAAATAAAATGAATTGCTGGATAGTCTTTAAGAATTCTGCTCAGGCGTTCGAAGTCATTGTCACTTGTTCCTGTGCTTACAGCAAAATAATTTCCGCCAATATCTTCGGTAGTAGTTTGAAGATATAAAGTGTCAATGTTCTTTACTAAGCAAGTAAACATTTTATGCTCATATAGCGCATGAGCCATTTGCAAAGTACCTACGCCATCCATGTTAGCAGCCATAACAGGGACTCCTGTCCACTCTGTACCGCTATGCTTAAATTTGTATGTACGTTTTAAGTTTACTTCTTTGCGACTAGAAAGAGTACTGCGTTTAGGACGAATCAGAACATCTTTAAAATCAAGTTTAATGTCTTCTTCAATTCTCATAATTATCTTTGATTAGCAAAAGGAGTAATCATCTTACCGTCATACATTGTAGAACTACGCAATTTTTGAAATACGTTTTGTACTCCAACTGCTTGATTCCATGCATCTTCTAAGGCATGATGTTTTAGTACAGGGGGTCTATTTGGATCAATTCCGATGTCAAATAATGTTCGTGTATCTCGAACTTCCCAGAATTGCCAAGGAACTGCTTTGCCAATTTTTCGAAATAGATGTTCGCAAATAATAACATCAAATCCAGCACCGTGACTCCATACACGTTTACCGCCCCAACAGAATTTATAAAGTTGATTCATAGCATCAACAATATCGATTCTTCCTGAGGGATCAAATGCTTCGTCTTGTGCCGCTTGGGCCTGTTGTGACCACCAGTCCAAGGTTGCTTGACTAACGGTACAACCTAATCTATCGCAACTATCAATATCTACTCTTACATAGAATTTTTCCATTGCGGGTTCTTGAATGTCCATACCAAACGGATCAAATTTAACTGCTCCGATAGTTAGTATAGTAGCGGATGGGAGAACGTCTAGCGTTTCCAAGTCAATCATAATATCTGTGTTCATACAAATATTATACTACCTTTCTGACAAAGTGTCAATACATTTTTTTAGGTAACTGATTATCTCTGATCTTTTTGAGCCATCTTGCTCTGGCAGCGGATTTTTGTGTTTTTCTAAGAACGCTAGGTTTTAAATAACATTCTTTTTTTCGAAGGTCTTCCATAAGTCCACTATCCTCGACTTTTTTCTTAAAACGTCTTAGAGCCTTTTCAAATGGTTCACCGTCTTTTACAAAAACCTTATTACCTGTGAGAGTGTTGTGTTTCATAATTTTCCAATGTTGTTAAAAGTAATTCTTTTAAATCTTCCTTTGAATAAATGACAGAGTCATTGACTTTATTTAGATCTCTTAGGGTACCGAAGTAGTACGAATTTGATTGTGCTGCCATATAACCAATTATTAGTTCAATAGCACCATTTGCCTGTGCATCTGCATTAAAAATAATAAGATCGGCTTTAGGTTTTATGTTCAGTAACCAGTCTACAGGATTACCCATTTTCCAATAGTATAAAATGACTCGATTGTTATTATTAATTTCTTTTAAGGAATCTGAAATTATTTGTGTTTGATCCGGAGCAAGATCTACTAATGCTATCCTCACTCCGTCTAATAATGTGTCGTCTGGAGGTGTTACAACAATTACCGAATTAGTCATTTTTTGGCCTGTTGAATTTTATTCCAAAGTGTAGATTGAGTTTGTTCTTCGTTTTGATGATAACCTTCAATTGTTTTAGTAACCTGTGTGCCGTCAACATTTTCCATATAGGTTTCTTTTGCTGGAATGTAGTCACCTGGACGTTCGTCCATTCTTTCATTGGCCCATTCCTTTGCTTCTGTTGCCTCTTCAGTTTCTGGATTTTCTTCAGCCCATTTTTTAGCTTCTTCGGCAGCAATATCAGCTTCAGGTTTTAAATAATCTTCCCAAGGTAGATGATCAATAATACCGTTTTCTAATAATCTACGTTGTTGCTTTAAAGAACTCCCTGGATGGTCGTGTTTCCATCGAGCTTTAGCATCTTTTACAGCATCGGTATCACCAGGATCATCTTCGTCTATTTCTTCATTATCAAATTCTTCATCGTCGGCATCTTCTACATGATAATTTTGAATATCAGCATGTTTAGGATACATCCATCCTACGGGATGAGGGTCAGAAGATACTTTGAAAGGCCACGCACTTTCTTTATAATCCGTTTCTACTGGTTCTGGTTCTTGTGGTTCATCATTTTTTATTACTGGTCCAATAGTTCCTTCGGAAAAATCATATTCCTCACGCATTTCATCTTCATCTGCTTCGCGAAACCATTGGAAACTATATTGGCTAGCCAATAATAAAATAACTGCCAAAGGATCAAATACTATAACAATAATAATGATTACCCATCGTACGGCTGATTCTAAGAGATTTTGGTCGGGGTTGTCGCCATAAATGAGGGCAGCGATGTATTTGATTGGTCCGACTTCAGCTTCAACCTTACGGAGTTCCTTGGCGATTGGAGCACGTTCTTCGTTGAGAACAGATATTTCTTTCTGGGCCTTTGCAATATCATTTTGTAATTGTGACCTTTCTCTTGCTTGACTTCTTCGCAAGGCAGCGGCTTTGTCTGCACCTTTTTCGTCTGTTGATCTTGCCATAACTTGGTCAACAGATTCGTCCATTTGTTTAAGAGCCTTTCGAGCAGCATCGATGTTCTCCTTTTGTGTTTTTATTTTTTCATCGATAAGTGAAACCTTATCGGCAACATCACCTGTAGGAACCGCTTGGTCTAGGTGTGCTTTTGAAAGGTAGCCAAATATACCCATTGATGTAATCATCATCAAAATGGTGATAGCTATCATGAGATAAACCTTAATTAGTCTAGGGGCTCGAGACCAATTCCATTTTATCCATACGGTGGCAACTAATTTGCTAACTTCTAATGCCACACCCATAATCATAATAGGTATAGCGGCAGCGGCGAATATAGAAACTAGACCCGCTACGCTATAATAAACGGCGACAGCGGAAATTGATAATCCGCTGAATAAAGTTAGCCAAGCTATTAGTTTATCGCTAAAAGTTATTTTCATGAAATAATATTTATTAGTTAAACCATCTCCAATAATTGCTACTATTTGAGAAACAGGCAGTTGCAGCCATTGTTTTCTCTACGTTGTATGCAATTACTTGGATATGCATACGTCTACAATACCCGTCTGATACCGGCCAAGTCATTACGGGAACAGAAACACCACTGGCATCATTTTGATACCAAGTAACAGCCTGACCGTTTTCGGCATACATAACGGCATGAGTAATACTTTGATTATAGACTGCCGATTGTTCTTTGTCAAGAGTTTTAAACCAACCAAACGACATTTCAATTAGTTGGTTGGCCCACGAACCGCCTCGATAATCAAAGAATTTTGGATTGTTAATTTCAACGCCATTGGCATTGGTACTAAGTACCAGAAGTATTAACAATCTCCCAACTACCGTCCAGTTTTTGACAACTGATACCAGTCCGTTGAACATTCTTGCCTCCAATCTGCATCCAATATGTAAACTCACCGCAGTTAGGTGCTAGGCCCAAACGTTTGGCGGTTAGTCGTTTAATTTGATCGTCAGTACATTCGACGGTAGTTGTGCTGTTAACCTTTTCACCATTCTTTGTTTGAATAGTTTGTTCGGTATAACAATATTGCGGCTTCTTGGCCTGTACCTGGGGTGTCGACGAACAACCTGTGAGTGCAATAATGATAAACATCAAAATTATTACAGCCCACAGATAGTTCTTCACGGTGTAGGGATGCATTATCGTCCCGCAACTTTCTGTTCTTTGGCTTCGGCAATCAACTGATCAAAAACTGCCTTAGGCATTTTCAAACGAACAAAAGTGTAATGACGACCACTCATAGTAAAATGACCAACTTCACGTTGAAGGTGTTCACGGATAGTTGTGTTCTTAACAACGTAAGAAATTTTAGTGTATGTAGTCTTTTTATCGTTATCAAAAATGATATCGGTATTGCTGTTTACTTCGCTGTTAATACGTTTGGCAAAGTTGTTCATAGCAATTGCATACATTTGTTCTTCTGCGGCTTGTGCGTGAATTGATTCACCTGCGCCACAGGCGTATGCATAATCTTTTGACCACCAGAACCAACCTTCTGTTCCAGCTTGTGCGCAATCTTGATACCAACTAGGTTGAGCATAAGTCTTGCGTTCTTCAATATCTTTCATACCAGCGCAACCAACAAGGGCTGCTACCAACGGAGCAATAATAAGAGCCTTTTTCATAACTGCCTTTCTGTGTGTGAATTACGACATTATTAGTATAGCACCACCGCCAACCAAAGTCAACGGTGATGTTTGCCAATTTACTTAAAGAAGATTAACGCCATCATTACGGCTTGTAGAATAAATCCAAAACCGATAGTAATTAAATTGAGCATGTCTTTTTGAACAGCCGCCTTAACAAAAAGTAAAGTAAGACCAGTCCAAACTAACAATACTAAATCTACTCCAGGTAGTCGATCCGTTAGTCCACTCATTACTGCAAGTAAACTCGGAACGGTTGAAGCATGTAAAACAATAACAGCCATCCAACCAAATGTTTCTGCTGAAATATGGCTAAACTTATTAACAAAAAATTCTTTAACTTGATTAAGATCAAATTTTGGCATAGTAGGTAAATTCATTTTTAAATGTCCTTGCTATTAGATTTTGGTTTATAAAAAATATGTTGTCCAATTTGACCAATCTTTTCTAATGGCCATCTTGGATTAACATAAGCGGCATGATAATAGAGAGCATCTTTTAATACACTTAAAGAAAACCCTTCTAAAAGAACTTTTTTAGCTACTTCATAGCTTTCTTGGTAAGCGGCATGATTTACTGGCCTTGCCTTTGCCGCAGAGTCACATGCCCATGAGAATTGGCATACAACTTTTTCCATAATTATATTCTTTTGATAAACCACTCCGCAAACGTCATTGCCAAAACGTCCGGATTTAACTCGATTCATAGTTACTTGTGCTACCGCTACTTTTCCTTCAAAAGGTTCGTAACCGGCTTCTCTATAAATGTTCATTGCCATGCAATCGAGATTACGTTCAACGGTTTTAATTGATACTACTGATGGCGATTCAGCCAATGTAGTTGTACGAAGTTTAGTCATTTTGGCTTGTGTAACATTTTGAACCAAAAGTGATACTAACATCAACCCAATCAGACAGGTTGTAAATTTAACTACTTTTTCCATAAGTCCTCCTTTGACTTGGTGTTATGTTAGTGCATTACTGCACCGCAACAACATTACATTAAGGGAGTTTAACTTCACGAGGCTCTGAAAGAACCCTACTTTCGTGTAGTTGTCTCCATCGGACGCATAGTCTCATAACCTATGTGCCTTTGGCGACCCTTGGCATCCCGAAAATACGGGTTTCTCATTAGCCAAGACCCGCCGGATCATCTCACTTACGTGCATCAATGATGATCCAACTATCTTAGTTTCTTTGCGAAACGTAGTAATATATACCATCTTATCCAAAATCATCGGCTAAAATAGGTAATTATCGACGCATTTTGGCAATATCTTCAGCTTCTTTATCACTGAAGATTGGTACAGCATTACTCTTATGCATAGTACCAATGCCTTTGATAGCCGTTCCAGTATAAACCTTGTCAGGTGCCTTTAGACAAGGACCGGCTGTAAAAGGTAAACTATTGATTCGTGGTGTTTCTCTTCGATAAGGTTGAGTAACCACAGGAGTCATAACCGGAGCTTCGAGACCACGCTTACGTTTGCGTTCTTCGGCCTCTATGCCCCATTTCTTTTGAAGCTCTTTCCAAGATTCGTCCAATTCACGAGCCTTTCTTGCTTGTTCAGCATTACGAAATTTTTGCTTGCCTTTTTTCTTGCCGGTGGTACTAAGCCACGGACCTTCTAAATGCATACTCATGTTTCACCAAATTTGTTTAATACAAAATATATTATAGTATCAATTTTGGTTAATGTCAAGAGATTTAAGCATCTCAATCAACGGAATGAAATATTCATTTTTTGGATCTTGTATACTGCCTGCAATCTTGTAATCCACATTATCTTCTTCGCCTCGATTGACAGCCCAAACTTGCCTGTTAAGTTCGTTGGCTAAATTTTGGGCCTGCATATAAGAAGTTATATCTGTTCCGTCATTTTTGATCCAGTGATTGGGTTTTGACATGTCCGGAATGGTGTACCCAAATGCCTCTGGGTTTCTATCAATCTCACTGCCTGCAATATAAGATCCTGGACGGTATGGGTTAATGACTAACCCAATAAAAGATGCTGCATAATTTATAGGACAATCTTTTTGCATAAACCATTTGGCTTGTTCACGAACAAATGCTTCATCCTCGCCAGGCAACCCAACGATATATCCTGCATTTAAAGACACGCTATCACCCCACGTATCTCTTATGTCGTATAAAACTTTTTTTCTTTTATCGGCACTCATACCTTTACCAGCAAATTTACTAGCTTCTGGATGAAACGATTCGATTCCTATAAAACACGAAGCCAGTCCTGTTTTTGGTAAAAGTGTTAATTGCTCTCGTTGTGTTGCAATTACATCAATTCTTATATAGGCTTTAATCTTTAAATCGAAAGGTAATTTTGATTTAATTCTTGCTACCATTTCTAATTTTTCTATAGAATCATTAAAGGTGTCATCGGCAATAAAATATCTAGTAGTACCCCATTTATTATAGTTGTCTAACATTTCTTGATAAATGGTTTCTTCTGTTTTGAGATAACTAGCGATGTCTTTTTGTCCTATCAAAGGAAACGAACAAAAACTACATTTAAACTTACAACCGCGGGCTATTTCTAAAGTAAGAATTTCGTTTGGTTTAATTTGATCAAAGTCTGTGTAGACCGTGGTGCTTTCTCTCCAACCCCATTCTCTTGCATTTGAGTTTATATCGTGCTCTAATACTTTTGGCCAGATTCTTTTTGGTTGTGTAAGCAAGTCAAGTATTTGATTTTCACCTAATCCATTTATAAAATAATCAGCAGGAAAATCTTTGTAATAGTCTATTTTTGGGCCACCTATAACTACTTTAATTTTTTTATTTTTTTCTTTAATTATATCAATCCAAGGTTTTGCTTTTCCTGTGGCTGCGTGATAAGTTAGTGATGTAGGATCAATATCATCATTTTCGCCTGTTTCTGTTTGCCACTCAACATTACATCTTCTAAAATTTGGAGTATCAGAATTATCAAACGGGTTTCGATATGGCCACCAAGTTGTAGAGAACCCTATCATTTGAGTATTTTCGCCAATTGCATAATTGCATATTTGTTTCCAAATATCAAAATTCATTGCCGATGAAAAATCAATCACAAGAACAGAAAAACCGTGACTTCTCATATGGCTGGCAAGTCTATGGGCTCCATAACCTCTTGACCAATTAGGGTGTGTGGCCGTATCGGTTACCATTATTACATCAAATGTTTTTCTCATACCATATTTAATATATGTTTGTTGCGGCCAAAAAAAATCCCGCCTGAGCGGGATTTTTAAATTGCTATGTTATCGATTCATTACATACATTGTAACTTCGAAACCGTAACGCATTTCAACTGCTTCTGGTTTTGTCCACATAGTATTTCTCCTTTGTAATAACATACTGCATTAGTATGTATCGTTATTATATTATAGAAACACCATAAAAACCATACTGATAATCATTAAAAGGCCATCAGCCGTTTAACACCTTAGCAAGACTATTAATCACGGCAGCAATACGGCCAATGTCACGAAGCTGGTCAACTGAATAACCTTCTTGTTTCAATGTATCATAATGTGCCTTGACACAGAAATGGCATTTACCAACTATGCTTGCGGCCAAACTATAACTTTCAAATCGAGCCTTAGTTGTACCGCCATGGCTGGCAATTGCGTTCATTCTTAGCTGCGGCGGAATACCTTCCAGGTCACCGCCAACCATTTCAACATATGGATACCATACATTGTTTTGTGCCATTAGTGAACCAGCAGTCATAGCAGCATCACGTTCTTTCTCATCAGCAATGTTGCTCATGATGTAAGAGATCAGTTTTCCGTTACCTGTTGACATAGCTGCCGCTAGTGCGCAACCTTCTGCTTCTTCAACTGGCAACGAACTGCGTTTAATTACTGCGTCCAGATTTAGTTTTGTATCCTTGGCATATTCTGGTAAGCCTTCTTTAAGTGTGTCTACCCATTGTGTCATTTTGTTTTCTCCGCTATTGATTTATATCCTTTGCCGGTTGGATGAACACCGTCTGCACTAAGTTGATGTTGCCGGGCATCAATGACAAAATCTTTATATTTCTCAGCTACTTTTTGAACAGCCTGACGTTTCTCTTCTTTAATAGCAGGAATAATCCAATAGACTCTGTCTGCTTTTATTAAATGTCTAAGTGTATCAAGCTCTTCAAAAGTATTAATATTCTTAAGATCGTTTGATCCTAGGCTAATAATAATACTTTTAGCTTCATTATTACCGCCGGTATTGAATACATGACGATTTACATAGTCGTAACTATTAATACCCGACTTAGCATAGGTCGCACATTCTGTACGAACTTGTCCCACACCAACTGCAAGGCTATCGCCTAGAATCAAACATTCTAACATATTAGTCCTTAAAGAGTTTCGCCGCCGACTGCACGGTTACATGCACATAGTTCGCCAGTTTGCAATGCGTCAAGAATACGCAATGTTTCTTCTGGTGAACGACCAACGTTCAAGTTGTTTACGGTAACGTGTTGAATAACATTGTCTGGGTCAACAATGAATGTTGCACGAAGTGCGGCACCTGCTGGAGCATAGAATACACCAAGTTGCTCAATCAATGACAACTCACCACGTTGTGTGTCAGCAAACTGAACGTGTGTGATCTTGGCAAGATCTGGATGAGCCTTCTGCCAGGCAAGTTTACAGAACTCATTGTCTGTTGAACCTGTTAGCAATACTGCGTCACGGTCTTTGAAATCACCTGCCAACTTATCATAGGCAACGATTTCAGTTGGACATACGAATGTAAAGTCCTTTGGATAGTAAACAATTACTTTCCACTTGCCAGCGAAGCTTTCGTCTGTAATAGTAAAGAAATCATCCTTACCTGGGTTAACGCCTGTTACGGCAAACTTTTCAATTTTATTACCAACCGTTTTCATTTTATCTCCTTGTCTGTGTTTGAAAACTACGTAAGACATATTGTCCTATGCACTTACTATACATTTAATTATCCTATTAATCAAGCAAATTAATAGGTTTTTTCTGAAATTATTTTAATAACGCTTATAGGAAAAATCAATAAGCAATAAATTCAATAGGTTAAAAAAGGCCCCGAAGGGCCTTGGGTGAATCTAATTGAATTAGAAACGATGAATGTAACCAACCTTGGCAACATTTTGTTCGCTGTCACCACGGATTTGGTCAAAGCCAACATAAACGTTATCTTTTGCAGTTACATCATACCCTACCTTGGCACGCCATGTACGTGTTTGGTCATTTTGGCTATCGCTAAATGCGTTTTGGTATCTCCATCCTAGGCTAGCAGTAACACCGCTTCCTAGTGCAACACCAAGACCTGGTTCAGCAGACCAATAGCCATAACCGGCTGCTCCGCTTGCGTATTTTTCACCAATTGCTACACGAGTGTAGGGTGTGAATGCGCCGTATGTGCTTGATGCAGTAACACCTGCTTCAACACGATTTGCTAGAGCGTGAGTACCGTCCGTACGATATTGCTTAAAGGTAACATCTCCTGCGAAGTTTTTAGTGATAGATTCTTTAACGCTTAATTCAACAACGTTCTGACTAGCAGTACCGTTTTTGCCATCTGCGTCCTGACCTTCTACTCTTACTTCAACGGCCGAAGCTGAACCTACAGCTAGAGCCAACAGAGTTGCTAATGCAATTTTCTTCATATAATATCCTCTTATGTGTAATCGTGTGTGATAACTTTTTGTATTAAACCTATAACAACACGACAGAAAAATAATCAGTAGTAACACTGATCATTAGCAAGTATATAGTCTTACTTGTGCAGATGCAATAAAAAATGGCGTCAAAAGACGCCATTTTTACCATTTTCTGTTTCGAGGTATGGCTACCCAAAGCCTTAAGCGGCTAATGCGAAACGTGTATCGTTTGCGTTTACTTTTTTTGCTTCTTCGGCCGGGTTCCCCCAACCCTACGGGTTTCACATTCCCGTGCTGTCCACTTCCTTACTCTTTGCCCTGTCGAAACCTTGACTGGCCCATTAGGGAGAACACTAGCATGACGTCTGCTACACCGCGGCCAAAGCCCTTAGTAACGGTTCTCTAATGCTCTCTCTGGTGGACCAGGCGGGAGTCGAACCCGCGTCCAGAACACTTTTCTATCTGCTTCATACAGCAATAACTTATATTTAACAATTATAGTTTAACATTATTAATAAACCAAGATGCTATTTTTTTATGCCCTTCAATCGACGGATGTTTTTTCAAAGTATACAAATTTTCGTAACCCGCCGGAACATCAATATTGGTATGATACTGATTTTTTATTTTTTGCCCCCATGTATCATTTAAAATATCAATTAATGTTCCTTCGTTGATATAATTTATAAAATTATAAGGAACGGGAGGAGGTGTTCCAAATAGATTAAATTTAATTATTTTTATTCCAAAAATTCTTTCAAGTTGTTCTAATATACAAAGAATATAAAAATAATCAGAATCAATTACTTTGTCTAATCTTTGAGATGTTATTAGTTCTCTATCGATTAAAATTGGTCCACTTAATTCTTCATTATGAATTTTAACATCTTCGGCAAAAAAAAGTCTATCTCGAATTGGCGTTGTAATTCCAAATAATACAATGTTTCCAGATTTTATTTTTCCGGCTCGCAATCTTGTTGTTAATTTATCAAGCTGAGGAAAATTTCCACTCCCTCTTTCTGCATAATTTTTAAATTTAAATCCAAGATGTTTGGCAATTAATGCTGCAAAACTTACATTGTATTTTAGATATTCTTCTCGTTCTTCAAATTCCATTCCGTGACCAGGATCGTATCCTAATATATGGATAAAATCGTCCTGGTACCCCGAAACAAAACTATCACCAAATGCATGTAATATCATTTAACTATTTTAAGGCCTTTTTAAAAATTTGTCAATCTTATGAATACTCAAAAGGTGTACTAGGATGACTATAGTCTACAGGAATGTTATCTCCTTTAATTTCATCATACTCTTGGAAATAACTCTCGTTTGGTTTGACAATCCTAAACTGCCCCATAAACTTTAATCCAGCCATTGTGACTTCTGCTTTGTTTAATAGATCACAGATGACAAACGAACTACTACATCGACCTTGTATAGTTTTAAACGGACTATGTTTAAACTCATTTTTTTGGAGAGCTTTATGAAAAGCCGTACCCGGACTGAACATAATTCGAGTGATACCTAACTTCTGATTACGAAGTCGATATTTGTCATAGATAGTTAGTGTGGAGATTGTAGCTTCGTTGTTGTCATTGACACGTAACAATACGTCCTTGACTTTGATGCTACCTTTAGTATGACTATTATCAGGTGTTTCCTTAGTACTCCAAGGAACTGAGCAGTCTACGTGATTAACATACAATGTTTCACCATGAAATTTTAAGACCCACATGGGAACGGTTTGGTCTTCTAAGTGTTTTTTATTAAAATGGAACACTACATCCTTACAAGCATATTCAATCTATTTTGTCATTTTATTTTCCTTTAAAAGTGCAGGGCTTCCACCTGTCTCCCACCTCGTTTTTAAGTCCGCGTGTCCAGGACTTGTTATTTATTAAAAGGCATCCCAGTAAGAGTAACCTTTGGTCTTAACCTTAGTAAGGATCAAGCTCACACCATCGTCTTTTGTAAAGACATACTTAGTGCCGTTGGCATCGATTTTCTTAAGTTCAGCAGGGCTAAAACGAACACTTTCCCAATCCCAAACTTCCTCATCAGTACCTTCTTGCTCAACCACCTTGTAGCTAACGCTAACACTCTTGTTAAGCGGGTTACCGTGCCACTCTTTTTCCTCGTAGCTAGTGTCTTTGACTTCTTCGCCATTAACGACCAGCTTGATTGTATAGCTAGAGCTGTCACCATATTCGGGTTTGGTATTAAGCATACTCATTGCTTCTTGAGGAGTTTCGTTATAACGATTCATTTCCTCAACAAGTGCTTTAAGCATGTCAAAATTGAACTCGTCAAAAGTTCCTGCAATACCTACAATCTTTTCGATATGCTCTTTAGCCTTAAGGTTATCATGGCAATATTCACGAATAAAATCTGCATCAAGACCTTTGTACTCTAGTGAATAGAAGATACGGCCTGGACGATTACGCATATGACTATTCACACGCCATTTGTCGTTACAGGTTAGCACGAACAACTTCTTAGTTGGATACACACCGTCAAGGAGTGTAAGCATAGCTTCTTGCTCTTGTTCGTCGTATACTTTTTCAAACTCGTCAAAAATTACAATCAACGGTTGTTCAATACTTTGAATAAACGCATTAAACAAATCTCCACACCAAGGAGCATTAATTACAATAGTAGGAATGTCTTGCTCATAGCCTTTTACAGACAGCATCTTAGCCAGCAAGGTCTTGCCAGAACCTTTTTCTCCGGTAAGCATTACACCGGTAGTAGAAGGACGACTTTGAAATGTATTAAGAATACGATCTGCACGTTTAATAGTGTCTCCGTAGACTTTGCTACCAATTGCAAATTTATCAATTGCTTCAAGATACAATTGACCAGTCATTTCGTTTTTCTTAATAACATAATTGCCAGCAGGTAGGTGCTCATGAAGATCAAGAGATTCTTTTTTGCTAACGGTATATGAATTGCCTTGTTTTAGGAAATATGTCATCTGAGTCTTTTCAATTAGTTTAAACAACGATTTAATTATAGTGCCATTAAAAGGGCCAGTCAAGGCCCTTTGGACAGATTAAGCAAAAATTTCTAGTGCTGTGCCACACTCTACGCAGAACTTAGCAGTTGCCTTATTCTGTTTACCGCAGGTTACGCATTTTGGTTTATGTTTAACCGTAACAGCTTCTTTAACGGCTTCTCCTCCCAAAATCTTAAACACCATAGAATGTTTAGTACTTTCTAATGCACCTACATAGGTAGTGGTAAACTTTTGCTCACTCTTGCTACCTGGAACGGTAATGCCAACATCGTTAACTTGATTAACAAATGCCTGAGCAGATGCTGTACTATAACTATCCATAGTTGCAGAACAGGTTACTGATCCTGCCGGTGCAGCCCAATCTGCTGTAGATCCACGCAGAATTCCGCCTTGTGGGTAGATTTTATTATCGCCGTAATAGGCAGTATTAGTTGTCCAGGTAATTGGACGAACAGGCTGTTCAAATTGGAATTCGATTCTTACCAGTCCGTCTTCAAGTTTGGCACCTCGGTGTTGCTCCACTGCGCCTGTTCTTTCGATGAACTTGAACTTGTTGCCTTCTGTGAGATTGCCGTTTTTGACTGATCGCTCGAGGTCGACTTCTTGTCCAGCGTTAAGAACAATGCCACCAGGGACCATATCATCACCGTCGATATATACGTTAACGACAGCACGGGTCGTATGTAGATTCTTAAGTAGTATTGAATATTCTGATCCAAACGGAACATAAACGGTGTCCTTAAATTCTCTTAGGACTTTGCCTTTAACTTTGATAGCCGCGGCTAATTTTGATTCGTACATCATTACTTTCTCCTTTTACGGTACACACTCTAAGTACCTATCATTTAAAGAGTGTTGGTTGTGGGACCTTCCCACGCATCTATTTATAGATACTGCTCTATAAACGGATCTTCTTCTGGGAAATAATGCACATCGTACATTATTCCGCCAATGTTGTATTCTGCACACCAGCTATGTTGATTGTTAGTCTCTCTGACCGGTTCTGTCATTTGCAGCATTAACCAAACTCGATCGTGTTCAGCACCTTCTAGCCTACGCTTAGGAGGTCCCATGATCTTGCGAACGAATGCTTCTGCTTCTTCTTTGGTTTTAAACTGCATATAAATCCTTTGGTGCGCTAGGTGAGAATCGAACTCACGCTTCTGGAGTTTTAGAGGCTCCTGCCGTTCCACTTGGCTACTAGCGCATAGGGTAATTATGCTACCGTTAAGCAGTTAAGTCAAGTTTTTCTTCTTCTTTTTGGCTAAGTTTGTTTGGACGAAGAGGCTCAAGCCAAGTGTCCGGGATGTATGCTTTGGGTGTATCGCCTAGCATATTTTGGAGTCCGTGGTCGGTGCTAATCCACCAATAATGATCTGTAATCTGTGCTTTACATATAATACCACGAAAATCAAATTCTTCACCTTGTTTAAAGTGTCCAATATAATTTTCTACCAAAACGGTTTTGCCTATGTTTTGTGGACGAAGGCTCATAATGATTTTGGCAATGTCGCCTTGTTCGCATTTCATATTTTTAACGTGTTTATAGAACCGCCCAATGTTCCTCTTGGAAATACATTAAAGGCTAAACTATACCTTATTTTGGTTGATTTATTTTCACTTACTGAATGATATAACAAAGAAGGAAACATAACAAGATCGTTCTTCTTTGGAATAACATCCCAAGTTTGAGCATTAAAAAAATTTAATTTTGTTTGATCAATTTCAACGTCGATCATTTCAGGCCAAAGATTATAATGACTTTTATCTTTTAAAAAGGTTATTGCACCAGATTCGTCATTAACATCGATATAATAAACTCCACTGATGAGGCTGTTGTTATGCCTATGCGATTCTGCCCAGTCATTCAATTGATGTCTATTGATCCAGCTGTTCTGTATTTGAAATTGTAAATTTTTATCGCAACCCAAAACTTCATAAAGAAAATTATCTACGTGCTGTTGTATTCTTTTCTTTAGCGGAGCAAATTGTTCCTGATCTAAAATATATTTGTTAACGGTGTAATGTCCGTTTTTAGAAGGCATCTCTTCAAATTCAAGAGTATTAATTAATTCTCTAATATGTTTTTCTAAACTACCCAACGGAGTTCTGTAAAGAGGAACAGGGAACAAGGGTGTAACAGAATAATCCATCATAGTGTAATTTCACTATTTCCGCCTTGCCCAATTATTCCTCGAGGAAAAACATTAAATGCTAGACTATATCTTTCTTCTTTAGATTTGTTTTGTGCAACATTGTGATTTAATAAAGAAGGAAACATAAGCAATTCGTTTTCTACAGGTTCAATAGAAACAGGAGATTGATAGGTTGTGGTTTTTTCAAAGTCTATACAAAATGTATCACGCCAAAGATTTGTATGCCCGCGATCTTTATGAAACTCTATATCTCCACAATCCTTAGGAGCCTTCATATACCAAACACCACTAATTAATGCATTACTATGCCAATGATTGGGATGATAACCATTAGGGAAAGATTTGTTAATCCAACTAGTTGTAATTTCCCATTTTTGATTCCGGCTCGCTCCTATTACATCGTGAACAAAATAATCTATATGCTCTTGTATCTGAGATTTTAGTTTGTTTAATTTTGGTAAGTTTAATAAAAATCTATTTGGCGTTTCCAAGTGTGTAAAACTTTCATCGCCAAAATTACTAAATTCTTGATTAACTAGATATGCATAGGTAATAGGATCAACTGGATCTAACCGAGATTGATAAAGAGGAATGGGCCAGACATGATGCACACTCCCCCTAATCATTTAATCCATCCTATTTTTTTTCCTTCAGCTTTTCTACGATCATGTTCTTCAACGCTGTTAGGATAACGACAAGCCCAAACAGCCACAAGGGCCATAAAGATAGCAGTTGAGATAATTCCAATTGGTTTAACTCCTCCTGTATACATTAACACAAGACTTAGACTCATCATAAAAAACATTAGATAACGCATCTTCTGTGGGAACACACGTTTCTCGTTCCAATTAGTAAGGAACGGTCCAAAGATCTTATGATTGTAGATCCACTTGTGCATACGTTCGCTGCCCTTGCTAAAACAATAGGCAGAAAATACTACAAAGGGACTATAAGGAATACCGGGAGTAACAACTCCGATATAGGCCATCCCCAATGATAAAAACCCTAATACATTCCAAAAAAACTTTTTCATATTAACCTGCTTTCACATCTCCGCTACCGCTAGCAGCATGACCGCATGTGGCGGTATCGCCTGCTCTGCAAATTGCAATGCCGTTTGCTTTTACCGTTCCCGAAGAACCCGACATAACTGGACTAGAGTGAGGTGATCGTCCGTGTCCAGATACCGCAGCACCTTTAACCGCAACAGGAGATCCGTTTACCTTAACCGTAGGTGCAAGGTTTCCTACAATAGTTCCTCCGGCTGCATCAACTCCTACTCTAGATATCCCTGGCATATTAAACTCCAGCCAATGCAATCCCCGTAGTACTTTGTAGATACTGGTTTGCAAAATCTTTTTCTGTAGGCACAAGAGCCATAATAGTTGCAGAATTAAAAACAATTTCTTTATCTGGGTGTACCGTAAAAATATAAGGCATCATTCCAATACCTTTTTGCGAAACACTCAAGACCATAGGTCTTTTAACCTTATGTCCATTTGGAGTACCTTCAACATATGTTGCTAAAAGCTCTTCACCTGTTGACATTTTAATTGTTACAACTTCACCTTCTGATACACCTTTATCAATTAACATTTTCTAACCTTTTCTTTAATTCTTGGAAACCACCAACTAATTCTTCATCTAAAAAGATTTGAGGAACGGTTCGAGCTGTGGGTACAGCTTCTAACAAGTCTTCCCTTGTATAACCATCTCCAATTTTTCTTTCTTCAAACTGAATTCCTTTTTGTGTTAACAATGCCTTTGCTTGATCACAATAAGGGCAATGATATTTGCTCCATACTACCGCTTTCATTTACACTTCCTTTTTAATTTGTAAAAACTACACTTCCAGATTTATCAGTTACACGCACTAGCAATGCTCCTTGTTTTTTCTTATTCATTGCTGCGGCGATAGCTGATTGCTCTGAACCATAGGTCCCAACTGCTTGCCAATTTTCATATGGCGATCTTTTTTTATAAAAAACTTTATACATGATTATATAGTCGGTAATTCCGAATAGTCAATTGCATCTGACATAACACCAATTACATAACTTGTTGATTCAGTTTCTTGTAACGCACTTTGTTTTTTACTTGTGTCGCTATGTTTATTGAACCAAGGAATTGGTGTTGTTTTTGGTGCAGATGCCCAATATTTAATTCCAATTTCTTTTAATGATACAGAAGCAGTATAATCCACAAAGTCTTTAAGAATGTTTGCGTTCAATCCAATGACAGGGCCTTTCTGAAATAGATAGTCTGCCCATTCTTTTTCTTCTTTAATAACATCCTTATAGATCTGTATTACTTCTTCTTGGCAGTCTTGTGCTGCCTTGGCAAATCGAGGGTCTTCCTTGACCACTTGATTGATTAAGAAAGCAGTCCATCCTTTATGTAGCAATTCATCTTGTAGGATCAAACTGATAATGTTGCCATTACCAATAAAGATTTTATTCTCTACCATTGCTAGACTTGTTGCAAATGATACCATAAAGCGGAATGCTTCTAAGGCATAACTTGCGTGTAGTGCTAGGTAGATAGCATTGATGTGTTCAAATTCATCAACATGGAATCCTGCTTCTTTGTTGCAGTTTAGAACATGCAATTTATCGTAGTAGTTGCCAACACTTGATGCCATGTCTACAATCTCTTTAGTGTCATGGATGGTGTTAAACACTTCCTTAGGCACGTTGTAGATGTTACGGATGATGTGGCTGTAACTACGGCTGTGAATATTAGTTTCAAAGAATGTCCAGTTGTAGACTAGAGCTTCTAGTTCTGGCAGGCTTACAACAGGTGTAAAGATTTGGCTAGGACCACGTCCTTGCAAACTATCTAATGCTGTCTGACGTAACAAGTTAGACGTAAAGATATGTTTAACTGCATCACTTGATTCTTTAAAATCCTGTGCATCTTTGGTTAGACTGATTTCCTCTGGCACCCAAAAGAAGCCACGTGCTGTTTTTTCAAAGTCAGCAATCTTGTTATACTTAACTTCTTCAAATCGTTGAATTGTAACTGGTCCAGCCGGATCCAAAAACATCTTACGATGTAAGTAGTCTGTCTTTGTGTTTAAATTATATTGTTGTTTACTCATTATTATACTCTAAAACTTTCTCCGCAACCGCAACGGTCACGTTCATTTGGATTGACAAAATCAAACCCTTCATTTAATCCATTTTTTACCCAGTCTATAGTTAATCCGTCTAGATATACTAACGACTTTGCATCTACTAATATTACAAAATCATCTGTAGCAAAATTTGTAACGCCAACTTCTGCTTCATACTCGTCTACATATTCTAACACATATGCCAAACCACTGCAACCAGTAGTTTTAACTGCTAGTCGAATTCCCACACCTTTGCCTCTATTCTTAAGCAGGTGTTTGATTTTAGTTTTGGCTGTGTCGGTTACGGTAATCATTTACGGCCGCTTTGATCGCATCTTCTGCAAGTATTGAACAATGAATCTTAACAGGGGGAAGGGCAAGCTCAGTAGCAATCTCGCTATTTTTAATCTGTTGCGCTTCGTCAAGCGTTCTGCCTTTGAGCCACTCAGTAACGAGCGAACTCGACGCAATCGCGCTTCCACAACCATACGTTTTAAATTTGGCATCTTGTATAATTCCTGTGGTTTCGTCTACTTTAATTTGTAGCTTCATTACGTCACCACAAGCAGGTGCACCGACCATGCCTGTACCTACGCTAGGATCAGCTTTATCAAAGCTACCAACGTTACGTGGATTTTCGTAATGATCAATAACCTTGTCTGAGTAAGCCATTTATTTTCTCCCAGTTAATGATTTTCCATTGGTTCTCTAAATATTTTTTCTTGTCTGCTTGGTAGTCTAATGCCCACGCATGTTCCCACCAATCGACTAAAACTAAAATATCTTTTTTTATTTCGTGATTTTTTATTGTTTTAATTTCGCCAGATTTAGTTAAGTATACCCACCCACTGCCTTGAATGCTCATGGCAATTTTAAAAAATTCTTCTTTAAATTTATCAAATGTAGAAAAATGCTCTTCAATGAATTCTAAAGATTTTCCTGTAGGTTTATTTGCAGAATTATATTCTTGATATTGTTGAAACAAAATGTTATGTAGGAAAACTCCAGCTTCGTTAAAGTCAGGATCACCTTCACCGGCATTATATCTTTCAGCATAAGCCTTGGCTAATTTACCATAGTGATATTCGATTGTATTTTTTGATATAGCAGGATTTAGTTCATTAGAATCGTAAGGAAGACTTTCAATTTCTAATTTATGAGCTTTACCTTCTTTGAGTACATTTCGAATAAAACTAAATGTCATAGTTTGCAGGCCTCGCAGTCTTCATCTTCATAATCGGGTTCTATTTCTCTTTCATGAAATCCATTGTAATGAACTTCTGGAGTTTTGTCTTCGTGTTTTGCGCCTTGTTTATTAATCAAACTATAATAGAATGTTTTAATTCCCCACATGTGTGCTTGCATTAAATTTTTAGCAATCAATGTAGTAGGTACCTTGCGGTCTGGGAAATGAGCAGGATTATAAAAAGTATTAGTACTAATGCTTTGATCAACATAAGCAGCCAACACAGCAGCAGTCTTAAGATATCCGGCACAATCAGTTTGCTCCCACATTAATTGATATTTGTTTTTTAACTTATGATAATCTGGTACAACTTGTGTAAATGATCCTGCTTTTGATTCCTTTGTGCTAATCAAACTCATAGGCATTTCAATTCCGTTAGTTGAGTTAATAACAACGCTAGAACTTTCTACAGGAGCAATAGCCATTAGTGTGGCGTTTCGAACACCGTGTTGTTTCATTTCTGCACGTAGAGACTCCCAATCAAGTTCTGGAGTGAAATCAGTTAAATCATTTACACCATTTGCTCTATGTTCCCAAGGAAACTCTCCCTTGCCGTATCGGGTATGTGAGCTATGCTGACAAGCA